GTAGCTCTTCCCTCCTGCCACGTCTCCCCCTTTGGCTCGACCTGGATATTGAGTGCTTGCGATCTTTGCGACGTTCGCAATTGCGAGAGCATAGATCACTCCTGCTGCAATAGGACCGAAGACTCCGAGTTGAGCCATAGCTTTTGAGGATGCTTCAAAGGCATTGATCGTGACTGCTGCAATCGATGCTGCTTTGTGGAGCTCGAAGAGCTGACGAGATTCGTTTGCAATGGCTGCTGACATTCCGACGATTGTGTTGATCGTTCCTTTTGCAGTCTCGAATGTGAGCTGACGTTCTGCTTCTGCTCTGGCTTGAGCTGACTTGATGATGTTGGCATCCTTGACCGCATACTCGAATTCCAGATCTTTGATAAGCTCCATCTCTTCTTCTGCTGCGAGTTTGTCCTTCTGGAGCTTGTCTTCTCTTGCAGTGTTCTGAATTGTGTTTGTCTGCTTGGTGACTTTTTGAACTTCCTTTTCTTGCTTCGTCAGTTCTTTGAGAGCAGTTTTTCCTGCTTTGAATTCCTTTTGGATGGTCGCAATTCTGGCATTGTGTTTTTTGATTCCTTCTCCGATCGACAGATTATAATCGGTCTGAGCTTTCAGGAGGTCTTCTTGTGCCTTTGTCGAGTCCTTCAGACCGAAGGAGATGTCTGCTATAAATTTATTAAATTGTGCTTTAATGACTTCAAATCCTTTGCCGAATCCGGTCGTCATCTGATCGATGATGAAGCGGATCTCTTCCGCAAGGATCTTGTATCCCATTGCTAGAAAGTTCAGGAACGATCCGATGTCTCTTGCAATGGATCTAAGACCGGACATCGATTCTTCGGTTGCAGTGAACTGAGCGAGGACTCCGCTCAATGCGACTGCAAGATTTCCGGAGAATGCTTTGCTCATTAAATTGAGCTGATCATTTGCTTTCTCGGCATTCTTGATGAAGTCATCGGAGATCGTTCCTCCTGCATTCCGGAACTTCTCTTCCAGCATCTCCAGGTTCTCCGATCCTTCCTGAAGCAGATTGACAAGCTTCACCCCTTCGGAGTCGAAGAGCTTGAAAGCAATCCGGACCCGTTCTGCTTGATCTGGGATATCTGCAAAAGCTCCAGCAACGAGACGGAGCAGAGTCGCAGAATCTCTCATGCTTCCGTCCGAGTTTGTCAGAACTATTCCGAGCTGCTCAAGTGCATCCTTCGCTTCTCCCGTTCCTCCTGCTGCTTCTGCTGCTCTCCTGGTGAATCGTTGCAATGCCATCTCGAAGGTCGAGGTCGCAATGCCTGACTGCTCTGCTGCAAAGCTGAGAGACTGAAGATCTGCCGTCGTCAGTCCGAGACGATTGGAAGTTTTCCCAAGAGCATCCGCAGTCTTCAGGAGTTGACTGGACATGGCCCCGAGTCCTGCCGTCCCGACGAATCCTGCAATGGATGCCTGAAGACCTCCGACGGTTTTCTGGAGGGTCCGCATCGATCTCTGGACAGACCGAAATGCTTCCTTCGTCCGGTCCTCTCCTCTGATCTGAATGACGGTGTTAATTGCCACGTTTGTTCTTCGTATTGAAGTAAGCGATCCAGAGATGAAATTCGTCTTCGTCCATCTCTAAAATCTCCGGAATCGTTTTGCCAAGTGACTCGGCAATCTGGCAGACAGTGAAGAGCTCCGGATCGCTATTCAGTTTTTTTCAATCTCGTCAAGTGCAGGAGCCATCTCGTTCATCTTTCTGGAAATGAACTCAAGGACTTCTCCGTCACATTCATCGGTCAGTTGATCCAGATGACCCATCTGAAACATAGGCTTCCCGTCTTTGTCCCTTGCTCGGAAAATGATCTGCATCGCAGTCGCTTTGTCGAACTCCTCCTTCATATAATGCTTGAGGACTCTGGACTTTTGAGACAGTCGCATGGACTGACGGAAATAGATCCGGATCGGTTTGCCGTCTTTATCCTCCCACTGAGGAACCTCGAACGATTGAAGTTCCCCAGAGAGAGATGCTTTGAATTGCTCTTTTGCTATGTTGAGAACGTCACTCATGTTTATGCATTGTTATGAGTGAGAGTTCCCGTTCCTTGGAAAGTAAAAGAGAAACCGACTGGAGAGTTCAACGATGCCGTGAATGAAACTCCGGTGATGATAATTCCTCCGGACCAGAAGTCTCCTGACGAAGTTCCAATCGGGTACAACTTTATCAGAAAACCGTTGTCGTTTCCGGTCAATGCGGTCTCGATTGCTTCCTGACTTACGTCATCATCATTCCAGAAAGCTTCAGCAGAACCACTGAAAGAATGCTGTCCTGAGATGAAAGTTTTTGCAGTCGATGTTCCCATCTCTGACGTTTCAATCGCTTCGGCAGATCGCTCGAGCGACCATGACTGAAGTGATGCGATTGCGGTGTAAGCGGTCGTTCCCGTAGCACTGGTCTGGAGAACTCCCCCGTTTCCACTGGATGCTGCCATTAGACCTCCTTGTTGGCTTTAGTGGTTTTGGATGACTTTTCTTCTTCGGCCTTGTCGACCCGTTCGGCTCGGCCTTTGCGGAAAAGAATTTCGGCAGATATCCCTGCCACGTTCCCGATTTCCCCTGCTTCGTAGACTCTGTCTGCGACGGTTGACCGGATTAAAAACTTCACTTTCATAATGCTGCTCCTGGGTTGTTTTCAGAATGCTGATAAATGACGGTATAGATAAGAGTCACCGAACCGATCTCTTTTTCTCCCTCTGCTGAGATGGAAATGCTGGTTTCGGAAAGGTATGAATCTTGTGCAAGATTGTTCAAACGAATATCTCCCTGCATTGCGATCTCGACCTCCTTGGAGATCGTGTCCAGCGTGTCGTCGACTCCCGTCGAGCTCGATGCGAATCCTTGAATTGATAGGCTGAGAATCTTCTGGATGTTCCTCGGATTCCCCTGCGACTGGATCTCGCTCGTCTCCTCGTTGGTAAAGATGCAGATCCCTGGAAGAGATGCTCTCTCGAGCGGATAGGTTCTCGACTGAAACACGTTCGATCCGGTCGTCGATAATCCGGTCAGATTCGTTGCTGCTCTTTCTCTGATCTGCTGACGGATATGACTCAAATGAACCTCTTTTGCTTTCTAATCCAGAGACGTTCTTCATCTTCAGTCATCTGACGGAACAGAGTTCCTTTCCCTGCTGGATATGTTTCAATATTCTTCTCGAGTAGTTCCAGCGACTTCATGAGTGCTCTCGGTTGTCTTGAGATGACTCTCTGGTGAATGTGATAAATTTTATCATCCTTATATACCGGAACCTTTTCCTGGTGAATGATCTCTCCTCGGTCGATCTTCTCGTCGATGAAGTGAACGGTGATTCCTTGATCCAGGTTGTTGAATAAAGCCCATTTGATATTATCTAAACCTCTGTTTTCCGGAAGCAGACCTGGATGAATGTTGATGATTCCTGTTTCAAATTTATCAATTATTTTTTTTTTAAGATCCGAGCTCCTCCGATGATCCCA